AATTTCCTTCTTGGGATACCATTTACGCTGCAGTTTGCAGTAAAGAAGAGCGTGTTGTAATCTACGAATGTAGGTTTCAATATGGTAGTGCGCACGCAAATACTACCTGCAAGCAATCGATTACTAGATATTATCCCGATCTGTGGATGCTTGGGTATATCCTGCTTTTGTTTGTGGCGCAGTTCTATTTAGAACCTAAGACCATGAAATGGCGCTATAAAAATGGGTATTGGTCGATCCACTTAGGTGAGGTAAACGACACGGTTTACTATTCACGACATGTCGAAAGACTACAGTGTCAAGATTTTAACGAATTACAATTAAAAACTATAGCCCTCTTAGAAGAGGAAATTAAGGAGTGTGAACTCCAAGCCCGCACAGGAAATGAGCTCATCGATGGAATGAATATCTATCAACTCTCTAGGTATGAACACAGATTAAGGCCTGCAGATCGCGATGACTTTCGCAAGCGTATTCTGTATTTGTCTACCATAGAAGATCTCAGAGTAGCGATAGAACACAGAAGATATCTCATAGATTCTGTGGGTCAAGTCTTTTTTGAATCTACCTTCGAGCCCAGCAAAGAAATAGCCTCATCAGAGGCTATTCAGACGTTACAAGATATGGGTGGATTCACCCCGTACTCAAAATCAGCCGGAGGAACTCAGGATACTCACAATGATCTCGATACTCCTTTCGATCCAACTCGTTTTTTCAAAAGGCCTGTGCAGATTGCCGATTTCTCATTAGCCATTCCTAATATTCTAGCCACCTCATATAATCCTTGGGACCTTTATACCAAGACTCCCGCTATTCGTGCAAAATTGCGAAACTATGCATATTTGCGAGGCACCTTACACGTGCGTTTGGCAGTTTCAGGGACGCCATTTCACGCTGGGAGAATATTGTTATCTTATCAGCCATTGGCTGCATACAACCAAGCATTATTGTCAGCGGTCACTACGGGTGCTACCACCTTAAATCACAAAGTTGCGGTCAATTACTTGTCTCAAGCACCAGGTGCTGTCACACTCGATGTGAGAGCTAACCAGCCTGTGGACATGAAGCTTCCATTTATTTGGTACAAGGACTTCGCTAAATTATTTAATTCCAGCTCGCCTGTTAGTGGAGTCACATCATTCTCTGATTTCGAGAATTTTGGACGTCTATACATATATTCTGTCGGTCCCTTAGAAGGAGTGAATTCACC